CGATTGCAAACATTATTGCATTCAACCTTGCAGATTCAATTGACGCCGTAGCAATGACAACATTGCGTGGCGGTTCAAACGTAATCTACTCAGGTTCAACAGCAACATCAACTGCAACAGTAACTGCAGCAGCAACAATTTCTTCAGCAAACATCCGCAAGGCTGTAGCGAAGTTACGTGCTAACAAAGCAGTTGCTCGCAAGGGTTCACTATACTGGGCTGGAATCCACCCAGAAGTTTCACACGACCTCCGCGCTGAGACAGGTTCAGCAGGATGGTTGCTTCCAAACCAATACGGTTCTGTACAAGACCGCATCTGGGCTGGAGAAATCGGACAATACGAAGGTGCATACTTCGTAGAGTCTCCACGTCTATACACAGCAACTGATGGTGCTTCATCTGCAAAGGTGTACCGCACAATCCTTGCTGGACAGCAAGCACTTGCTGAGGCAGTGGCAGAAGAGCCACACGTAGTTATCGGACCAGTCGTTGACCGCTTGATGCGTCACCGTCCAATGGGTTGGTACGGAGTTCTAGGCTTTGCACGTTACCGTGAAGAAGCCCTTTACCGTATTGAGTCAGGTTCATCAATCGCATAATTGATTGACGCTGGTACAGGGGTAGAAATATCCCTGTACTGGAGTAAGTTCATTAAGGAGACCAATGGCTAATTACACATTTACAACACCAAGAGTTCTTGAAAGAGGCTCTGGAGGTCATAGACTGTTTCAATTCTACAATCGTAGCGTTGGTGTATCTGTAGCCAAAACAGCAGCAGGTGCTTATATAAGTCTACGCTTTCCCAATGAAGATGATGTTGCTACTTATCTTGAGTTCTATCAAGGTGGTAGTAAACACACTGTTGATGACACACAGAAAGCAGCAATAATTGCAGCAAACATAGGTGTTACAGAAAGCAATTTCGTAGCACAGTAGGGGATATATGAATTTACATAGATTACGGGCACATCCTGAATATGTAGAAGGTTGTTTCGGTTGTAAAATTGGAACACTTGAAATGGGAACAGGCGATGCTTCAAGAGATATATCTGACAAGAAGTGGACCTCTGAGTTAAACGAATACAAGAAGGCTAGAGCCGAAGGTATTCAACCAGCGGGTACAACTAGAAGGCACGTAGAAGAAGCAAGAAAAGCGTCAGAGACATTGGGTAAAGCATACGATGCAGACTCAATGCCAAAGACGAAAGATATAACTAAAGAATCCGTAGCAGTAATGAAACAGATTGGGCAAATATAATGATGAAGAACAAAGCATACAAGATGGCTGAAAAGATGGAATCTAAAAAAGAAAAAATGATGGAATTGAAGATGGGCAAGAAGATTGTCAAGAAGGCTGCTAAGAAGGCTGTAGCAAAAAAGATGGGCAAGAAGAAGTAATGCCAAAGGTAGGAATGAAAGAGTTTCCATACACCGCAAAGGGTATGAAGGCAGCCAAGGCTGAAGCCAAGAAGACTGGTAAGCCAATGAAGAAGGCTGTTAAGAAGACTGCAAAGAAGAAGTAAATGAAAAAGAAATCAGCAACTCAAAAGAAAGTCAGCAAAGTAATGAGAGAGTTCAAGGCTGGCACTCTTCACAGTGGTGTTAACCCGAAGGGTCCTAAAAAGGCTCCAGTAGTTAAGTCTAAGAAGCAAGCAATTGCTATCGCACTATCTGTTGCTGGCAAGGCAAGGAAGAAATAAATGGCAGACCCACGACTAAAGCGAGCAGGAGTGTCAGGGTTTAATAAGCCAAAGCGCACACCGAATCACCCAAAGAAGTCACACGTTGTTGTGGCTAAAGAGGGAGATAAGGTTAAGACTATTCGCTTTGGTCAACAGGGTGTATCAGGTTCACCTGAAGGTTCTGCTAGAAACAAAGCATTTAAGGCTCGTCACCAAAAGAATATATCTAAGGGCAAGATGAGCGCAGCATACTGGGCGAATAAGGTGAAATGGTGAAGAAGAAAGCATTTTGGGATAAGAAGAACCCTAATAAGAAATCAACTCCACTTACACCTGCTCAGAAGACTAAGGCTAAAGCAATGGCTAAGAAGGCAGGACGCCCTTATCCAAACCTAGTAGATAACGCTAGAGCAAAAAAGAAATAAGAAAGCAGGGGACAATGCAAGAAACAGTATCAGTCGCTTGGTGCGACAATGGGATGGTAGACGGAAAGTTTATGCAAGGCGTAACCGATGTGTTACTAAAGTCTGGCATTAAGTTTGAATCTACCCTTCGCAGTCAAGGTAATCAAATTGCTAGACAGAGGGAAACTGTAATTACCTACTGGTATGAGCAGAACAAAGCCGATTGGTTACTATGGGTTGACTCAGATGTAGTCATTAGCCCAGAGGGTTTCTTGAAACTTTGGAATCAAAAAGATAAAGATGAACGACCAATTATGACTGGCGTTTACTTTACTACAGATAACCCTGAAGAACCTTTAATGATTCCGATGCCTACAGTCTTTAACTTTGTTGAAAACAAAGATGGTGGATTTGGATTAGCAAGAGTTCATCCACTACCTGAGAATAAGTTGATAAAGGTAGATGCTGCAGGTATGGGATATGTCCTTATGCACCGTAGCGTAGTTGACAGAATTAAGAAGGAAATACCTGATGCTCAGTTTTTTATGGAAATGGGCAGAGGAACTAAATTTATAGGTGAGGATATTTACTTTTTCGCTTTATGTGAAAAGGCTGGAGTCCCACTCTATTGCGACACAAGCGTCCTAGCGCCGCATATGAAACGCTTTTCATTTGATGAGCATTATTACAAAGCAATGACTAAAGGGAGAAAATAATGGCTGGTACTGCAGGTAGTACTTTCTGTTCAGAACTTAATCGTCTGGCAAATGGTGGAACCTATCCTCTTCGTACTGCATTCCTTGATGACCAAGGTGCAGCAAACAAGTGGGCTGGAACTACTGGACTTGCAGTACAGGGTGCATTAAATGCCAAACTTGGTATTACTGATAAGAAATTGTTTAAAGGTATCGGAGCAGCGTGCAATGCGCTGGCTGGTACAACTGGTAAATCACCAACAGATGCCTTGAGAGGAATAGACTCCTAATGACAACTCTTACTAATATGATTGATGAGGTTGCTGTCAATCTGTCTGGATATACATTCCAGCAGGACAGAGCAACCTATCTGACCCACGCAGTAACTACTACTACGTCATCATCTGCTAGCCCTTTGGTTCTACAGTTAGGTTCTACTGACTCTGTAGGTAAAGGCGTCATTGAAATTGACGAAGAACTACTTTGGGTAGACTCATTTGACCGTGTTGCTAACACTGCAACTGTAGCCCCATTTGGTCGTGGCTACCTAGGAACTACTGCTGCTACACACGTTATTGATTCTAAAGTAACTATCAGCCCTACATTCCCAAGATTTAATATTAAGAGAGCAATCAACGATACTATCCGTGCACTTGGTGCTAACATATTTGCTGTAAAGACTACTACATTTACATTCACATCTTCTGTGTCTACATATGCTTTTAACAACCTTAATATCAAGAATATACTTTCAGTAACCTGGCAAGACATTGGACCTTCTAAAGAGTGGGTTCCACTACGTCGTTGGGACTTTGATTCATTAGCATCTACAACAGCATTTGGTTCAGGTGCTCAGACAATTACTTTGGGTGAGGCACCAGTATCTGGTCGCACAGTAAAGGTTGTCTATGCAACTGACCCTGAACCATTTACATCTAACTCAGATGTGTACACAACCGTAACTGGTCTTCCAGAGTCAACAAGGGACGTAGTAGTTTTGGGAGCAGCCTACCGCTTACTCTCATTCTTAGACCCTGCTCGTGCCTCACAGGTTAGCCCACAGGCTGATGAGACAGATTCTAAGCGCCCATACGGTGCTTCTCAGACAGCAACTAAGCAACTTTATGCTCTTTATGTTCAACGCTTGGATGAAGAGACTAAATCACAACAATCAAATTATCCAATCAAAGTTCACTACTCCCGCCGATAAGGAACATCAATGCCAACAATTAGAAAATATTCCTCACGCTCACAGCAAACAACGCTGTCAAGTGCAGTAACATCTAGTGGTACATCAATCACAGTTGTCTCTGCAGCATCCCTTCTTGGTGGCGTAACTGTTGCTGCTAATGAAGTCTTTACGATTGTCATTGACCCTGATACGGCTCTTGAAGAAATTGTAGATGTAGTCTCGGCTGCAGGTAACCCTGTATCTGGAAACACAATTACTATTGTTCGTGGTCGTGATGGCTCTACTGGCACAGCACACTCTGCTGGTGCCGTTGTCCGTCATATGGCTATCGGTAGAGATTACCGTGAAGCAAATGACCACATTAATGAAACTGCTAGTGCACACGGATTAACTCTTGCTGATGTAACACTGTCAACTGGTACAGGCAACGTATCAACTACAATGCTTGCATCTAATGCTGTTACCACAGCCAAAATAACAGATGCAAATGTAACCACAGCAAAGATTGCTGACAGTGCTATTACCTCAGCCAAGATTGCTGACCTGACTATTGCTACTGGAGATATTGCAGACTCTGCTATTACTAGTGGAAAGATTGCTACTGGTGCAGTAGGAACAACTAAGATTGATGACTTATCAATTACTACTGCTAAAATTGTTGATAGCGCAATAACTGCTGTCAAGATTGGTACAGATGCAGTAACTACAGCCAAGATTCAAGATGGCGCAGTTACCACTGGAAAGATAGCAGATGGAACAATCGTCAACGCAGACATCAATGCTTCTGCTGCGATTGATAAAACTAAGATTTCTGGAACTGCTGTAACCGTAGCCGATACTGGCACAGTAACTAGCACAATGATTGCTGATGGCGCTATTGTAAATGCTGACATCAATGCATCTGCTGGTATTGCTTATAGCAAGTTAAGCCTTGGTGGAACTATTACATCTGCTGACTTGGTAGATGGAACTATTGTTAACTCTGATATTAATGCTAGTGCAGGTATTGCGCTTAGCAAGTTAGCAACTGACCCACTGGCTCGTGCTAACCATACTGGCACACAGACAGCATCTACTGTCTCTGACTTTGATACACAGGTTCGTACATCTCGCTTAGACCAGATGGCAGCACCTACTGCTGCAGTATCTGTAAATAGCCAAAAGATTACTAACCTTGCTAATCCAGTTGATAATGGAGACGCAGTATCTCTAGGTTACCTTACTGGTCAAAAGGGTATAGCAAATGGTATTGCTGAACTTGATGGTTCAGGATTAGTTCCTACTCATCACCTTCCAGCCCTTGCTATTACTACAACACAGGTAGTCAACTCACAGTCAGCGATGCTTGCACTTACCGCACAAATTGGCGACGTTGCAGTTCGTACAGATGTTAACAAATCATTTATTCTTACAGCAACTCCTGCTACTACATTGGGCAACTGGCAAGAATTACTTACTCCAACAGATGCAGTCCTTTCTGTTGACGGAAGCACAGGTGCAGTTAGCCTTTCAGGTACATACTTAAATAGAACATCTGGTCAGTTGCTAGGAAACCTAGATGCTGATGGTTTCAAGATTACAGACCTAGGAACACCAACTGGTGGTTCAGATGCTGCAACTAAGGCTTACGTAGATACTGTTGCTGGTTCAGCAGATGCCGCTGCAGCAAGTGCTTCTGCTGCTGCAACAACTTATGATAACTTTGATGACCGCTATTTAGGTGCTAAATCATCTGCTCCATCTGTGGACAATGACGGTAATACACTTATTGTTGGTGCTATTTACTGGAACTCAGTATCTAACAATATGTTTGCTTGGACAGGTTCTGCCTGGGGTTCTATTTCCTCTACTGCAGACATCTACCGTTATCGTTACACAGCATCAGGTGGAGAGACTTCAGAGTCAGGTCCTGATGATAACGGACTAACACTTTCTTATATTGTAGGTAAAGAGCAGGTATACCTCAATGGTGTTCTTTTAGTTCGTACTACAGATTACAACGCTACAAATGGTACAAGCATCACAGGTCTTTCAGCCTTGGCTGCTGGAGATATTCTTGAGGTTATTACTTTTACCGCGTTTGACCTTGCTAACGTTTTATCTCCTACACTTTTTGATGCAAAGGGAGATTTACTTGCTGGTACTGCAGCAGATACTGTAGGTAAATTAAGCCTTGGAACTAATGGACATTATCTTAAGGCTAACTCATCTACAGCAACTGGACTTGAGTGGGCTGCAGTTCCTAACCCAGATTTAACACCATATGCTACAAATGTAGCAGTTGAAGAAAATTTAATCCTAGTCCTTATGGGCGCAATCTAACAACGAGAGGTAGTAACTAATGGCTACAACAACTAAAGTGCTGTCAAGAACAGCAGCGTCAACATCAACAACAACCCTATATACAACTCCGTCGTCAACGACAACTGTGATAACTAACATTGTTATCTGCAACCCAACAGGGTCTGCAACAACAGCATCGGTTCTGCTCAACGATATTGACCTACTTGGTTCGGTATCTATTGCAGCAAACTCATCTGCGTTCTTTGACCTTAAGCAAGTGTTGCCTACAACACAGACAATTAAAGCAAGTGCATCGTCAACATCTGTTGACTTTCATATCAGCGGAGTGGAGATAGCGTAATGGGTATATCAGTATTTCCAGCCCCTAGTGCTGGCGTAACACCTAAAGTATTTACATACACAACTCCTGGAGTTTCAACATTTACATTGCCTAGCGGGTACGGTGCTGGCAATCCACTTAGGGCTGAAGTAACAATTCTTGCTGGTGGTGGAGCATCTGGTAGAGGATATTGGGATTCTACAACCGATATGGGCGTTGCAGGTGGTGGTGGTGCTGGTGGTATTTTTAAAGGAGAACTAGCATTAACTTCAAACCTAAATGTACAAGTTGGTCGCGGTGGTGCTTGCTATGGAAACATAACTTATCACGGCGGTAATGGAGAACTTTCATATATTGGAAATGGCACTCCTAAAAATTTATTTATAAATCCACAAATGCTAGGTTATACTGAAGCAATAGGTAGTTCGTTAATTGAATTTCCTTTTCCATATTGTGGCGGAGCAGCATCTAGAGCAGCAGCGGTACGTGGAAATACAATAGAATTAGGAAACCTAGGTTCTCAAAGCCTTTGGAATGGTCAAACATATTCAGTTAAAGCATCAACACAATATACATTTAGTATGTACCAACAAGGCAATGGCACACAAGCCCGATTTAATTTGTTATGGTACACTGAGGCTGGTGCAGTTATATCTACTTCAAATGGTAGTACTTTTACTGCTGTAAACAACACTTGGAACAGGTCACACGTTGGTGATACATCACCATCAACTGCTGCTTATTGTACTTTGCAAATTCAAAAAACCTCTGGCACTAACACACTTTATTTTTCAAATGCACAACTTGAAGAAGGTGTTACATCACCAACAACATATGTAGATGGTGATTCAAGTGGATATATTTGGGGTGGAATTAAAACAGGCAGTGCTACTCTTTTAGCATCCGAAGTTATGTATGTTGCTAACGGCGGAGGCGGAGGCGGTGGTGTTTTTGGCGGAGGACCTAGCGATTCTAGAGGTTACTCTGGAGGATGCTCTGGTGGCGGTGGCATAAGAACAACTTCAGCAACTAGATTTATGTCTGCTGGAAATGGTGGCGGTTTAGGTGGCAACGCTAATTTATTTACTAATTCACCAACAGTAGGTGCAACCCAGTCTGCTATATCACCAACAAATAATTACTATAATAAATTTGCTGATTTTAATTTTGGTTCAAACGGAATTACGTATGCTTCAGGAGCAAATAATTTTTATGGTACACCTGGACCAGAATCTAGTGATGGATATGGCAGAGGCGGTTTTGGTGGTAATTCAAAAAGTGATTCTGCTCAAAGTTGGGCAGAACTATATTTTAATGACACAAACAATGCTGACTGGTTAACCCGAAGCAAAAATTTAGTAAATGGAAAAGCCAATACAGGTGATGGTGGAAGTTTTATGGGTATAACAACTAACTCTGGTTCTGGTGCTGGTACTCAAGTTCTTCCAGGTAACGGTGGCTCTGGTCTAGTAATCATTAAGTATTGGAGTTAACAGATGAGTAAAGCAAGAGACATAGCAAATGCAGGTACAGCCTTAACATCAGTATCAGCAACAGAACTTGCCTATTTAGATGGTGTCACTTCTGCTGTTCAGACACAGATAAACGCCAAACAAGCAGTTGTATCTGGCGTCAACGATACAGAAATTGGATACCTTGACGGTGTTACATCTGCTATTCAGACACAGATTGACAGTAAAATTGGTCAATCAACTGCTATCAACCCTACTATTGTAGACGCTAAAGGCGACATTATTGCAGCAACCGCTTCTGATACTGTTGCAAGATTGGCGGTTGGCTCTAATGGTACAGTGCTAACGGCGGACAGTGCTGAAACTACTGGTTTGAAATGGGTTTCATCTGCTCCACCTGCTACAAACTTTACTTTAGTAGGTACTGTTAGTTTAAGCGGAACAAATATTTATACAATTAGCGGAATTAGTGGTGCTAATCAATTACTAATTATGTTTGACGACACAACAGTTCAGCAATCATCATTTTTAACATTAAGATTTAATGGTGATACGGCTCAAAATTATCGCTATGTTGGACCTAACATTGTTAATAATGGTTCGTGGACATTAAGCACAACGGGGGTCTGGCGAAATATTAATAGTGATTCAGATAAAATATCTATCGCTCGGACAAGTATTTCAACAGGTAGTAACGCGGCTGGATATTTATTTGTTGATGGTTGTAATTCATTGGGCGTAAAAACTTTTCACGGTGCTGGTGGTGCTACTCAAGATGGCTCAAGTACTACACAATACAATTGGATTGGTGGATATTGGAATAATACAAGCACAATTTCAAGTGTATCAATTCTAAATTCAACGCTTAATTTTTCATCAGGAACAATGAGAGTATATAAGGCATAGGAGATAAAAATGATAATTGTAGAAAAAACACTCAATATTCAAACAGGTGAGGAAACAGTTATTGAACGTGAAGAAACAGCGGATGAACAAAAATCTCGTTTGGAGCAAGAAGTTTTTTTTACTCAAGAAGCAGCAAATATTGAAGCAAAGGCAATTGCCAAAGCAGCACTCTTAGCACAACTTGGCATCACAGAAGAACAAGCAAAACTTCTACTTAATTAAATAACTAATCCCTGAGCATTGGATTAAAACTGCTCAACTAATTTTTCTACCTAAGGAGTACTGTGGCATTTCGTGATATTACCGAAGGTGACGATAATGTATGGGCACTTGCTGGCGATGGGTTCCCTATTGCTCGTGGTGTGGCAGACATTGGCGTTGCAACAACTGCTGGTCTCTGGCAAAACACTGATGTTGCCTACGATGTAGCCATTGGTGGTCTCCCATTTATCTATGCAATCAGTGATGGACGCCCTTACACACGTCAGACTGCACCCTTTCGTAAAGACCAGTTTGACAACGGAGCAGAACCAGGCGAGCAATCACTTACTGGTTGGTGGCTAAGAAGTCAGTCATCCTTTCACGGTGGACAAGGAATTAAATTCTATGACCCATCTGCTGGTGAGACGGTTGCACATAGGTATACAGACAGTAAAGGTGTCAATGTTTGGAGTAAGGGACAAGTAACCTTACTTAAAGATACTGCTACTACACACTACACAACTGGTCCAATACAAACAAATGGCAGAGTAGCCCAGATTGCTCGCTCTATTGAGTACGGCACAACTGAAGGCATACTACTTTGGGATGAGTATGATGTAGATAAGATTGCACAAGACGGAACAGTTACTCACTTTGTTGACTATGCCTCTGGGACTAACTATCCAGTTCAGGCTATATGTGATGACGGCACCTATGCTTATTGGATTACCAATGAATTAAACACTGGAACCCCAAGATTACGTGTATACAAAAAACTATTAACTGGTGTCTCTGGTACTGGTGATGTTCTTATGCTCAGTGACAATGGTATTACTGTAACTAATGCAGTAATGGAATATGTCAAAGACCGCATTGTTATGTGTATCAATAACAAGATATATGAAATATCCTCATCAGCAACTGCTCTGCCAACTGCTGTATATACACATAGCGATACTGATATTATATTCTCAAGCATTACAGCCTCTGGTCCAGCAATCTATGTGGCTGGATACAGTGGCACTCAGTCCAGCATATTCAAGTTTACTCTTAGTACTGCTGGTGTTATGCCAACTCTTACTACTGCTATTACTGCAGCAGAGATGCCAGTTGGTGAAATTGTCCACAGGATTTTTTACTACCTAGGTTATATGATGATAGGTACTAATAAGGGAATCCGTGCAGCGGTAGTCTCAGACCAAGATGGTTCTATTAACTATGGTCCACTTATTGTGGAAACAACTCAGCCTTGCTATGACTTTGCAGCACGAGACAGATTCGTCTGGTGTGCAACTGGTGTAGACGGAGCACCTGGAGTTATCCGCATTGACCTTAGCAACGAGATAGAGCCTTTACGCTTTGCTTATGCCAATGACTTATATGTCAGTGGAACTAGTGGATATAGCACAACAACCTGTGCATTTGCTGGCACAACAGAGCGATTAGTATTTGCTACCACAGCACTCAATGCTGGCTCGGTAAGCAATAAAGCACTTACATCTGATGTAGCAACTCTTACTACATCTGCAGTACACGGCTTAGCCGTTGGTGACCAAGTATGGGTAGAAGGTGTTGATGCTACATTTAATGGCAAGTACACAGTTACTGGAGTACCAACAACTACAACATTTACCTATGCTAAAGTTAATGCTAACGTAACATCTGCTGCCGTATCACCTGTTGGTAAGGTTAACAAGATAGGTAGCATTAACATTGAAGCAAGTGCAACACTAACTTCTACTGGATACCTGACTACAGGTTATATCCGATATGGAACATTGGAACCTAAGAACTTTAAGCGTCTTCTTGGACGTGGAGACTTTGCCTTTGGTTCCTTAGTCCTAGAAACTGTAGACAAGAACGGCGTTGAGTATGACCACATTACTTATGACTCAGGTGTTGAAGGTGTTGAAGTTACAACTAACAACCCACAGAGTGCACAGGAATATGTGGCTTATAAGTTTATATTAAATCGTGATGCAACAACTATCTCAAAGGGTCCAGTATTCAAGGGCTACCAAGTTAAGGCAACGATTGCTACACCACGCCAACGTGTAATTCAATTCCCAGTTTATTGTTTTGATGTAGAAACTGACCGTTACAATGTGGTAACTGGTTATGAAGGACGTGCTTCAGAGCGCATCCTAAGACTAGAAGATATAGAAGAAGGTGGAGACGTAATTAACTGGCAGGATTTATCTACCCAGGAGATTCGTCAAGCCGTAATTGAACAAATCACATTCACTCGTATGACTCCACCTGATAAGAAATTTGATGGCTTCGGAGGCATACTTACTATAACCGTCAGGACTGTGTAATGACAGCAGCAGATTGGGCTGGACTCATTGTCTCAGTCGTAACAATAATAATTAGTTTCGGTGCAGCAACACGTTGGTTAGTTAAACACTACCTTGATGAGTTGAAGCCGAATGGGGGCAACAGTATGAGGGACTCCGTGAACACTAACACCGAGAGGCTTAACCGAGTTGAACAAAGAGTTGACCAAATCTACGTCCTATTATGCGAGAGTAAGAAATAGTTTAGCAGTTTGTTTTATAGCATTTAATTTTTTGTTCCTAGTTCCACCAGCATATGGCGAAGAACCTCTACCAGAAGTAACAACTATAGTTACCAATGGTGGAGATGATGTCTCTTATAGAATCCCTTTGA